CTGTAGTTTGAGCTAGTTGATTAAAATTATCACCAGTTCCTGTTCCACTACCACCTTGTTTAACACCAAATCCTCTTCTAAAGAAAACCTGAGAAAACCCCATATCAGTACCGTCAGTATGTAAGTGTACAAAATCTCTATAAGCCCCACTTTCCCAAAACCACTCTTCTATATTAACATATTGTAATGGAGAGGTCCACTCTTGCCATTCCTGCCAATTATCTCCAGCCCCAGCTGGACTTACACCTCCACTAGTACGTTGAACACCACTTACATTTTTTATTTGCATTCTTATTCTAGAACCAGCCGATATAGTCCTGTCAATAGTAAATTTATTGGAAGCAGCAGCAGTTTGTGGGTAACTCACTGTTTCTCCTGTAGGTGTGGTAAACCAGTCGTTATGTCCTGGTACAATAGCCGCTTGTTGAGGAGTGTTGTTAAGGTCCCAATTAATAAACTCATCAAAAATATTCTTCCAGTTTTTACAATGTACATTTACCACCCAATAATCTCCTATTTTATAACCACTAGAAATAGGGAATTTTATTTTAAATATAATAGGAGGTAGGGGCGATAAATTAGTGTTACGTATCTCATTTCCATTCACCGCATCTATAGGTGTATTTTCAGTTCCTTGACACCTTTGATATCCTGCGTCAGTAAAAACATCCCAATGAAAAGTATTAGCACCATCAATTACTATTTTATATCTAGCATCACTTATCCACTGGTCGTGAGTTTCATTTTTACCATAATAATTCCCTCCACTAGTGAAAGGAATTAAATCTAATTCATAGTGAGTTGTAGAGTTTCCATAATAAACAGGGGTGTTTACAATAGGTATTCTTTCCCTATTATTACCAGTAACATCAGGTTGGGTATCTATCCAATCTCTAACGGTAGAGTTAGGGTGATTAGTTCCGATGGGATATTTACTCCAATGACTAGTGATATAATTTCTATTAAATACATCAGAACCATTAAATAAGGAACTATCATCTACTTTTATTTTAAAATACAACCCTTCTGCTTGTGACTCCCCATTATCTAAAAAATCTTCAGGTTGACTTTGTATATCTAAAATTTTATATTGACTAATACTTTCAGTAGCCGTACCTTCAGCACTCTTACAGATAATATAATCATTAATCTTTAATTTGTCTATATCTGACCTATTTATCCTAAACCACCTAAAAACTTCATCAATAAAGTAATATATAGGGAATATATTATAGTAATCTCCCTTAGCTTGCTTAATAAATATTCTATATTTTTTAGCGAAAGCTGGGGCTTCATTATTTATAGATACCCTAATATCATTAGCAGTAAGTGAATTAGTAGGAGGAATATGAACCGTATTATTAGTAACATTAGATGTTAATACCGTAGTCATCCTACTGTAGTCATCTAAATAAACTAACCCTATCTCATAATCTCTATCACTCCTAAATGTAGGAAGGGGTATGGAAGTTGGTAATGGTAAAGGTAATACTTCTAATTGATAATCTATATCTATAGGTGTTCCATTACTATCCGCTATATTATAAAACTGAACATAGTTTCCATAAGCAATTCTACTACCTATTAATTCTTGTGCTTTTGCTTTTAATGGAACATTATCAAATAATCTAGTAATCTCATCTGGAGGTAATACGGTGTATATTTTATTATTATCAAATGTATTAGTAAACCTACCATTAGCATCAATACCTAAAGAAGGGTCATTAATAATATTTTCAATTTTAAATGAATCAATAACATTAATATTAGTACTAGCTGTATCTCTAAAGAGTAATTGAATTTCTTTTATTCTAGGGTCTGGCACCCATCCAGTCCCTGGATTAGAGCCGTTTATAAAATAATCTACATCTACCCTATTATATGTATTAACCATAGACTGAAAATCTCCTTCACCAAAATCATAACTATATATTCCAGGTCTAAAAGCAGTGGATGAAAAGGGAGATATAGCACTATACTCATCATTCTCATACTTATACCTACAAGCAAACTGTAAAAATTTATACCTTAAATTATCTTCTTGATTTACTGTTATTGAGTTTTTTAAAGTAATTAAAGGAGAGTTTAACGGTGGTTTTACTATAACGGAAATATCATCCTCAATAAAACCATTAAGAGCATAATATTTTTTTACATTTAATCTACGTGGAGGATTTAAATTATCGGTCCAGAATAATAAATCATCTATAATATTAACACCAGTTATTAAATAATTAGCATCAAACTTTAATACCCTACCTTTAGTATCTTTTAATAAAGTAGTGGTAATACTATTAATTTCATTATACTTTAGTACGTAATCAAAATCAGAATCCGTAACAAACCAATATATATTATTATTAGCCTCATCAGCAATTGCACCAATAGTTTTAGCACCTGTACCTGTAAATGTTTGATTACTAGCGTTGGTATTACCCTTGATATTCTCTAACGCCCCTACTCCTGCACCCTCAGATGCAGACACTTCAATATTCAACGCATCCCTATACTGACCGTCTGGAATCAGACGTTCATCAAGGTCTTTGTTCATTATACCTTGTATAAAACTTTTAATTAACCTCATTTAATCCACTTATCTCTGCCCCTTAGAGTCATCAATAATCTTCCAGAGTGCATATTGCTTAATCTAATCTTAGCGTTTCTAAGTTTAGCCATTTTATCTTTCTTAGCTCTCCTTACTACATATTCCTGGGTATCTATTTTATTATCTAAAATTGCCCATCTAATGTAGCTGTATATGTAGTCCTCTGCTAATTTATTAATTGTAACCGAATCATCGTTACCATTCTCCATACCATCAGATACATACTCTAATACTATAGATTGAGCCTTAACACCTGAGCTAAAGTTAATAACACCTGCTTGTTTATTAATTCTAAAGCTGTCGTTTACATTAGCCTTAGACGTATCTAATCCATAATCTCCACCTATTCCGTAACTAAAATACCAACAACCATCTACACACCATCCCCATTGTCCGTATCGTAGTCCATTTTCTAAGAACTGTTGCTTAGGTAATCCTGCTAACCTATCTCGGTCTAGTTGAGAATATTCCTCCTCTAATACCTCTCCATTCTGGTCGAATAATAAATTACCATTATTATCCTTTAGGTATTCATTAGCATAATTAATCTGACTATTTTCATGTAAAGGAAATAATATACCATCCTTCTCTACTGATATACGTACATAGTTTACGTAGTCAGGAGGAAGAATAAACCTTAAGTCATCACCTACTGATTGCTGTAATACCTTTATGTTTCTTAATGCATCGTAGTTAATCTCTTGAATACCTCTCTTAGCGTGAAACAATACATTATACCTAGTAATATTATTAACCAACTTATCATCACCTACATACATTAACATAAAATTGTTAACAATATCTTTGAGTGATACATATTGGTACTCTCCCCAATTTGCATTCTGAGGCACTGTACCTGAGTTGGTGTAGTATTGATAGTTAGTTATATATGCCATTATGTTTCTTTTTGGTCGTTAATAGACTCTTCCTGTGCTGCAAAAGATGTTATACCTGGTTCTCTAATATTAACACCAGCATACTCCAATATCTTGAAAACAAGAGTATCTTGGTCTGAAAGAGGTAACTCAAAGTCTTGGTAATCGGCAGCTGACTGATTAAATACAGGTGAGCCAGATACTGTATTATAGGTCCACTTAGGGTCAGATGGATAGCGTACATATAGAACATCGATGTTGTTTGTTATGGTTGATGGATATACTATTATTGAATTACCTGGTGAGGTTGGTGTTGGTGATGAATTACTAGCACCTGTTAAGTAATACGCAGGGTATGTAGTAGTAGGAGCTGTGATGTTAGACATTACTAGCTGGTTAATCTTATTCTGGTTAACTCTCTCTACCTCAGTGGTAGTATTATAATAAACAGCGTTTAATGTATACCAGTCTGTGGGTAATGTAAAAGATGTTGTTCCACCAACATAAGTAAGTCCTGTTTCTTTTTTTGTAAATAAATCTATAACCTCTGCTAATTGTTTAGGAATGTCTGCATACCCACTATTCATTAATCGCTTATTCTGTAAGTTTAATGCATTCTTATAGTCATAGAAATATTCCTCGAATACTTCAAGTTGAGCCTGCTTTGCAAACAGGTTAAACTC